GTCACCTTCAACGGCCAGGCGGACTTCAACAAGCGCGTGACGGCCATCATCAACCGTAACGCCGACCTGATGTACCGCACGTACGTCCAGGTGGTTCTCCCGACGGTTGACCTCACGGGCACGGCGTCGGGCAGCATCACCCGCTTCCGCTGGCTCAACTACATCGGCCACCGCCTTATCAAGACGGTTGAGCTGGAGGTTGGCGGCCAGCGCATCGACCGCCAGTATGGCGACTGGATGCAGATCTGGACGCAGCTGACCCAGGATGCGGGCACGATCAAGGCGCTCGACGACATGGTTGGCAACACGCACGACCTCGTCCTGATGAAGGACAAGAAGGGCTATGCGCTCGACGCCTCGTGCTCGGGCGCTGAGCTGACGAACTCGTGCGCGCCCCGTGCCGGCACTCCCGCCAAGACGCTCTACATCCCGCTCCAGTTCTGGTTCTGCCGTAACCCGGGCCTGGCCATCCCGCTCATCGCGCTCCAGTACCACGAGGTGCGCATCAACGTGGAGTTTGAGCAGTGGATCAACTGCTGCTACTACGAGGGCACGGGCCCGTCGACGGCTATCCAGTCGCTCACGGCCGCGTCGCTCTACATCGACTACGTCTACCTGGACACGGAGGAGCGCCGCCGCTTCGCCCAGCAGACGCACGAGTACCTGATTGAGCAGCTCCAGTTCACGGGTGCCGAGTCCATCACGTCCAGCTCGAACAAGATTCAGCTGAACTTCAACCACCCGGTCAAGGAGCTCGTGTGGGTGTGCCAGCGCGACTCGTTCGTCGACTGCACGACCCCGGCCCCGGTGTACATCGCCGAGATCAACGGCTGCCAGCCGTTCAACTACACGGATGACTTCACCACGGAGGGTGTCGTCATGGACGTCCTCGCCCGCGGCTCGCTGGGTGGTGGTCCGATTAGCCTGTCCGTGCCGACGACGGCGGCGGACGGCAATGCGGGCCCTTACCTCCCGGGTGTCGGTTTCGCCAACGGCCCCTCGCTGAACGGCTCCAGCTGGCTGGACAGCTTCGGCGGCGCCACGAACGACTCGGCGGTGCTGTTCGAGGACACGACGAACTACCTGCTCGCCAAGGTCATCCTGGAGTCGGGTGTCAAGTGCTCTGGCAAGAACCCGGTGGAGGTCGCCAAGCTGCAGCTCAACGGCCAGGACCGCTTCACGGAGCGCGAGGGCCGCTACTTCAGCGTGGTCCAGCCTTTCCAGCACCACACGCGCACGCCGGCGCCGGGCATCAACGTGTACTCCTTCGCGCTCAAGCCGGAGGAGCACCAGCCCTCTGGCACGTGCAACTTCTCCCGCATTGACAAGGCGACCCTCCAGCTCACGGTCTCCGTCAACACGGTGCGCTCTGGCCGCACGGCGCAGGTGCGCGTGTACGCCGTCAACTACAACGTGCTGCGCGTGATGAGCGGCATGGGTGGCCTCGCGTACTCCAACTAAGCGTAGAACCCAAAACCATAAACCCCAAAGCAAACCACAATCAAAACCACAAATGTGGGTGGAACACCACCCGAATTTGTTGTACGAGATGCGTATAGGAATCTACATACATCTCTATACATGTAAGTAATGTACCGAGGACAGGCAGAGCAGGACAAGTTTGTATTGAACATCATGAAGGAGAAGCGCGGGGGTTTCTTCGTCGAAATTGGCTCCGGACATCCGGAGGAGATTAACAATAGTTACATCCTAGAGACTGTTTATGGATGGAATGGTATCATGATTGACAACAATGCCCCGTTTCTCCCTCTCTACGTTCAGAAGCGACCGAACAGCATACACGTGATAAACGATGCGACGAAGATTGACTATGCTGCATTGTTTGCGGCAAATAACGTGCCAACCCAAATTGACTACTTGCAGGTTGACCTGGAGGTTGAGAACAGTTCAACGATTGTAACCCTGGAGAAACTGAATACTGAGGTCTTTGACAGATATACATGCGCTGTCATCACGTTCGAACATGATATATGGCGCGGGGACTATTACAATACCCGGATGAGGTCACGCGAACTCCTCGCAAACAGGGGATACGTTAGGGTATTCTCGGATATCCACAACGGTAGCACCGACTGGACATATGAGGATTGGTATGTGCATCCTAGTCTGGTTGATATGACCTATGTGAACACATTGATACCCAACAACCAGTCCATGTATGTATTCGACCCACGCACTGGTAAGTCTATCAATTGGCGGTCTATCAAGTACTGATATAAAGACATCAATCTATAGAACCCAAACATGGAGTCGGTTACAAATGAACTGCGAACGGATGGTTTTGGGGCCCAATTTCAGTCTGTGCTGTGGACCATGCTTTGGGCAGAGAACACCGGACGTTCCTTCAAATACACGGAAATTCAACACATTGACTTGATCTCCAACTCCGGCACAATTAAGGACACGGAGGACGAGAATACGTTCGCAGAGGCCATTGCATACATGGCTATCAAGGACAACTACCCACCTGCCGACGCACAGTCTGTTCCGGTTCAGTTTGCATACCTTCGCACGATTGTCGATGCGAACGCGTATGTTGACACTCTGTTTCAGAGTGACTCATTTCGTCGCTTCAAGGAGCGTTTCCTTGTAGGAAAGACTCGGCGATTTGATACCACTCGCATTCATGTTGCTGTTCACATACGGAGGTTGGGTAACTTTGAGCGCGAGAATGGAAGGTTCCGTCCAGGCACTCACGATACACCCAACTCCGAATATCTTGCAATCATGAACCGTGTTCGCAACGACTACCGTGGACGCGACATTGTATTCCATGTCTACTCTCAGGGTCGCGCTGAGGACTTTGCAGAACTTGCGTCGGAGCAAACGGTGTTTCACTTGAATGAAAAGGTGCTCGATACGTTCACTGATTTGATTTTTGCGGATGTACTCGTCACCTGTAGGAGTTCGTTCAGTTACCTCGCTGCCTTACTATCTGACAATGTCGTCTACTACATGCCCTTCTGGCACACGCCTCGGTCGCACTGGCGCCGCACAGACAGGTATGACCTGAAGCAGATTCTCACGCAGTCAGGGATACCGTTTGAGAACGGCAAAATTGCTATTCCTTCGCGTTTCAAGCATATCAAGTTTGACGTCGGTATTGCGATTGAGGCAATTCACACAGAGGATTGGCTGAACAAGAATCCAGATGACCTTCTCGTGTTTGGATTTGAGGCACTGCCCCTCTGCGTCCAGAAGACTCGCGAGTACTTTCAGCAGACACAGAGTAAGTGGGTTGGGCGCAATCAGCGTATCGACCTATCGTGGCTTGATAACGCGTTTCAGATCGTTCCTGTTGCACTTGGGAAGGACACGGGGATTGCCGACTTTTACGTGACGTCGTCAAACAACGTCGGATGCTCCAGCCTGCTGCGCCCTAACGACCTCATGCGTTCTCAACACAACATCACCCTGGACCATAAGATACAGGTGCCTGTATTTCGTCTCTGTGAGTTCTTTGAACTACTTCCTCTTGACAAGATTGAGTACATCGAACACATCAAGGTTGATGTGCAGGGGACGGACCTTGAGGTTATCCAAAGTGGTGGACACTTTATCTCAGACAAGGTTGTGTTCGTTACCATGGAACCCGAGTCTTCGACGTACCACGGTGCTGTAAACAATACAGTCGATAACATGCATCGCTACATGAATTCGATTGGGTTCGACCGTGTGCAGGCACCTACGCACGACCCCACGTTCCTCAATCGCAAGTTCCGTCATCTGGCCTCGTCAATCTACATTAGTCAGTTCAACTAAGCGTTAAAGTCCTCTGAATCTCATGTAGCAATTTTACATGCGTGTACTAGTTCTTGGTTCAAGCGGGACGTGCGGACGGTCTGTGTGTGCTGCATTTACCGCACGCGGTCATACTGTTATTCCATGGGATATTGCATTGTCACCGGACCACGATCTTCGTGTAGCAGGATGTCTGGATCCCGTTCTGCCCACCATTGATTTTGTTGTGTTTCTAGCGTTTGACGTGGGTGGTGCCAAGTATATGGCCGATTCCTCAACATCCTACATAGACAACAATCTACTGCTCATGCATAATACGTTTGCGTCAATCAAGAAGTTTGGCTGTCCGTTTATCCATACAACCTCTACGATGGCCAACATGACCCATATCCCATACGCTGTCCTCAAGCGACTGGGTGAGTTCTACACCGAGTTGCTAGGGGGTATTAACCTGAAACTCTGGAATGTCTATGGTCGCGAACCCATTTGTATCAAGTCACACGTAATCCCAGACCTCATCGATCAGGCAGTCTCGGTGAATGCGATCCGCCTTCGGACGGATGGGCTCGAGGAGCGGTCATTTCTTCATGCAGACGATTTCGCACGCGGTGTTATTGCTGTGTTCGAACACTACGATGAGCTTCGTGGTCGCGGCACCATCGATATTTCGTCATCCGAGTGGACGTCTATACTCAAAGTTGCACAGACAATCCAGATTATCGCTCGTGATACCTTGAACAAAGAGGTTGATATTGTTCCATCGAGCACCAAGGATGGTTCGCACACTCACCGGAATGAACCTAATCTGAGTCTTATATCCAGGTACTGGTCACCGACCATATCGCTATATGATGGAATACGTTCTATGTTTTGATTTACATATGCTAACAAGATATCAATAAATGTCGATTCTTTCACTCGAGAAGACCGTGCTGACTGGAACGGGAGATTCGGACAAGCATGTACTGTCTCTGTATGCAATTGCGATTGGCATGGGTGCAAAGCGTATCCTTGAACTTGGTGTTCGGGGAGGTTCAACTACGCTACCGCTTTTGATGGCAGCTCAGAAGACAGGCGGTTCACTGACATCCGTTGACATTGAACAGACTGACTTTGTGGTACCCTCATCGCTTGTGTCCACGTCATGGACGTTCGTCAAGCAGGATGCACTGGAGTTTCTGCGGTCTCAGCGCCCCGCTGAACCGTATGACTTGATTTATATTGATGACTGGCATGCGTATGGACACGTGAAGAACGAGCTTGCCGAGATTGACCGACTTGTTTCTCCGCGCACGGTTATTCTTGTCCACGATCTGATGTATGGCAACACATGTCCTCACTATCATTCTGATATTACCATGAAGGATGGTCAGTGGGCAAATGGTGGTCCTTACCGTGCCGTTGCGGAACTCCCGTCACAGTTTTGGGAGTTTGCGACGCTTCCGTACAACAATGGACTCACAATCCTTCGCAAGAAGTACTCAAACAAGTACTTTCAGTGAAACCATCCACCAACCTTCTTCAGTAATTCAATCTTTGCCTGCTTTCCCATCACACAGTTGGCATGAAAGACCATCAGGTTAGGGATGAGATGAGTTGCGCTAGTAGCCACCCATCCTAGCGCAAAGTCCTCAATCGGAAACTCAGTGAACTTTGCATGCGGGTAAAGACGAATATCAGTAACTCCAGCTTCTTCAAACATCTGGCGCTGGCATTCCTGATCGTTCTTACCCGTTTTGAGAGCATATTGCTGTAATCTCTCCAGATGGTTACGAGTTGCGGCTGTGTCCCGCAGTACCATGTCTCCAACGCATGTCCATGTGGCATATGCACCTCCTTCACATGGGGCCATGTCTCGCTGAAACACAATGTCATAGCCTGCATAGGCCGAGTGGTACTCTTCGGTGGGCTCCTTGAGGAACACTACATCTGCATCGACAAAGTGAACGAATCCGAACTCTGCAAGCGCGGCACTAGCAACCGCCAGCTTGGCGTGTGTGATTTCCTGAAACCCCTTCGAGTTGTATTCGCGGAACAGTGTGCTACACGTTGTTGAGAACAGCCTGATTTCAATACGGTCGGTGGCGAGGTGTTTGAGCATGTCAAACAGCTGCTGGTCCATGCAATAGAAGACGAGACGATGGTTCTTAAGAACGCGCTGCGCATTCTTAATCAGATTGTATGCAAGGTCACTATATCCTGCATTGGCAGACGAGACAATAACCGGTAGCATTATTATAACGTTTATACAGATTTACATCAAATACACGCATAGACGCAAATGTCTCTCGCATCTTGGCAATCGACGTACAAAGACCCATCCACGTTCATTGTTCAGGCCTCGTCAATGAATATAGACGATGCCTGGATGCCCTTTCCGATTGGAATGCAATATACATATGGTCACGTTACCGATGCCCGACAGGCTCAGATTGGCACGCATGAAAAACTAGTATTGTGCGCAGTGACTTCGACCACAGACGAGCGACGACGTCCTACAGGTAAGAACCGAAGCTCCATTCTCGCCACGCTTGAGAAGAACGGTATTCACAATACGTTTACTCACACGTATTTTCAGGAACTTCCATCATATAAGTTCGTCGTGTCTCCTGAGGGCAATGGCATCGATTGCCATCGTCATTATGAGGCTCTAATGGCAGGTTGCATTCCCATCATCGAGCGAAATCCACTGACTGAAGCCAAGTACGAAGGGTGTCCAATCCTATGGACAGACGATTACTCGGAAATTACACCGGAGTATCTCGAACGGGTATATATTGACATGATTGACAAAGAGTATGATTTCTCACGACTTCGAATTGGGTTCTACGATTTTGCAACAAGATGTCGTATCAAGGAGTGTGGTAACTTTTGGATGAAACGTATTCTCCACAGGCCATGGTACGATGTAAACATCCGCCAGATCGGAGTTGCATTTATGGGCGGGCTGGGCAACATGCTGTTCCAGTTGGCAGCACTTCAGCATCTTACCTTGAAGACAGGTTGTGTTCCGCGCCTGTACAATGTTGGATTTTCCTCACCACATTCGGCACTTCCGTACTGGTCGACCATCCTTGCAAAGTGGGCGGACATCCCGATGGGTCACTTTGAACGACACTTCAATGAGGGGGTGAATATGAATTACATCACACAGCTACCTGATATGATAAATGCTAACCCATCAACCCTTCTTATAGGGTACTTTCAGGACCACAGATACGTTGAGCCCGACTTTGCAGATACACTCATGTTACCTACCGAAGTGTTGTCCAAATATCCAGATATTGGGTCCAAGGTCTTTATCCACGTACGCGGCGGCGATTACTTTGGAAACGCAGACTTGGATGTGAATCTTGATAAGTACATTGCACGTGCCATAACAAGGTTTCCCGGCGCATCCTTCGTAATCTTCACCAACGACGAACCCTATCTGCTCAAGCGGCCCTGGCTTCAAGGATTGGACTACAACATCATCCGCGAGAATGAACTGGACACACTGACGCTTATGAGCAAGTGTGCAGGTGCCATCTGTGCAAACTCGACCTTTTCATGGTGGGGTGGTTGGTTGAACCGTAATCGCACGATTATACTTCCATCTAGGTGGGTCAATCCGTCTGCCAAGCATAAGTACGAGGGATTATACTACCCTGGCGTTCAAACATGTGAAGTAGATTAGAAACGTATAATAATGGATATTTACTGCATTCATCTTGAGTATAGGACTGATCGCCTTGCTCATCTGAATGCCATGAAGGCAAGACATCCATCTGTCAGCATTAACTTGGTTGAAGGAATCCGACACATGAACTCACTGTTTGGATGTCAGCTCTCCCATAGGAAGTGTGTTCAGATGGCAAAAAATAACGGGTGGCCATACATTATCGTGTTAGAGGATGATTGTGACTTTCTGCTCCCTGATGAAGAGCTTCTGAAGTGTTTTCAGACGATGATTGAATATCACAATACACATCCAGAAATAGAGATCATAAATGGATGCGGTAACCTAGAAGACTTTATCATTACCTCGTGCGAAGAGTTTCAAGGAATGCACTTTCTGCGGTCTCCTGTAATTTATACCGGTCACTGCATCTTGTATTCTGCCCGCATATACGATAGGGTACTAGGCATCGAACTTGGGTGTCCAATCGATGTTGCTCAAAACCAATGGAATACTGTGTATACGTACCCATTTCTAGCCACACAAGTCGCGTCCTACTCTGATATACAGAAGGCTAACGTCGCCTACAATAACATTATCTACTCGCGCAAATTTGTTGGAAATCATATTCGTCACCTTCATAATGAAGATAGGGACAATCGTGACGGCGACGGATCTCAACCCGTTGTACAGTGATTTTATTCCCAACTTTGTCAAGGCATGGCGGGCTGTTCTCCCAGAGGCAGATGTCCGGATTGTTCTCGTCGCCAACGCGATTCCAGAGAATCTCGGCTTCTGGAGGAAGAACATTGTCCTCTTCAAGCCGATCCAGGGACTTCATACGGCCTTCCAGGCGCAGTGCATTCGGCTCCTCTATCCCCGAGAGGTTGCTCGCGATGAAGGTGTGATTATCACAGACATGGACATGCTCCCCGGAAACCGCAGGTATTATGTGGATTCAGTATACTCGGCTCCCTCGGACGCATTCGTAGTTTATCGTGATGTGTGCTTCCCTGGAGAGATTGCAATGTGTTACAATGCGGCACACCCTTCCGTCTGGACAAGCATGTTTGGTTCTGACTCTACCGAGGACATCCTGCGCAGGTGGTATACCGGCACCAATTATGACGGTAACCATGGTGGTGTAGGGTGGGGGACAGACCAGATCATCTTCAAGCAGACATTCGACAAGTGGGATGGAAACAAGATTGTATTGAATGACGCAATGACACAGTTCACTAGGTTAGACCGCATCCATCCATGGAATTTCTTGAACCGGGAGCAGTTGCGCAATACGATTCTAATTGGATACTTTTGCGACTATCATTGTCTGAGGCCCTACTCGGAGCACAAGGATATAAACGACTTTATCGTTTCGTGCTTAGAAGATAGAACATGGTGAAGGCCTTCTCATTCTGCCTTTTTGGCCCCACATCAGGCATTTATCATCGGGGGTTTCTTGAGAACGTTGAACTCGCTAAGCTCCATTTCCCGGGATGGGTTGTGTATGTCTACTTTGCGCCTGATACGGCTTCGGACTTCGTTGAGCACTGCCACACACTGCCGAACGTTCGTATTCGGTTCACGACAGTCTTGGGATTCGTAAACACTGTGTGGCGATTCTATGCGATTGATGAACCTGATGTAGAGGTTTGCTTCTTCCGAGATGCAGATAGTCGTATCCACTGGAAGGACCGCTGGGCAATCAAGGGGTTCATGAACAGCACGTTTACCACTCACATCGTTCGTGATCACAGGGAACATACTGCGATGATTGCGGCAGGAATGTGGGGTATTCGGAAAGTTGCAGCTCCATCTATGCGTTCCCTCTTCGATACGTGGACCCCTGTCTTTGCTGGCAATGGAAGTAGTGACGACATACAAGGGTTCGGAATTGACCAGAATTTCCTCACCAAGTGTGTCTATCCACTTGTTCGACCATCCGCATTGGTTCACTATAGTAATAAATGTCTATTTGCGAATGAGATAGGAGTTGAGTTTCCCTTCACGTGGTCCAACGATGTCTATTGTGGAAAGAAGGAAGGAGGGTATGTAGACACACCCGGCCCGAGACCCACCATGCGTTTACCGTCCGTGTTTACAAAATTATCGCGGTAACTCACAATGCAATCAACTGGTACCCGTCGCAAGGTTTGGAACGGAACGGCTCACCACACTCCTGGCGGTCTCACCAAGAGTGACCTCAAGATGAATAAGTGGGGTCGCATCGTGTCGCGCAAGAAGTCGGCACACGCCCGCACTGGCCGCGCTTTTACTCGCCGTAACAAGTAATGGGAGGCGGTCTGTTCGGAACCCCACTGTATCTGAATGAAAAGTGTATCGCATTTGCGGCGTTCATCTTGGTCGTCTACTTTATGCCTCATCAGAAGGCCTGGCAGCACGAAGCCGTGTTCGCCTTTGTGCTGGCTATGCTTGCGTATGTTTTGATGGCATGGTATGACTATATCTACGACTGCAACGATAAGCTCGGTCCTACTCTGCTGGGTGCTCTGATTGGTTGGGCAAAGCCATACGGCGGTGTACCACCTGGCACGAACCAACTTCCCGTCAAGTACAAGAAGATCGTTGGAGTCTTTGACACTCTGGTACTGATTGTTCTGATTGGATTGTTTGTCACTCCATTTATTCGTGCTTGAGAAGCGCGATACCCACAATGACCAAGAGTAGTCCAATGTAGTTCTGGGGCTTTTCCAATCTGTCGCCAAGCACGATGTAGGCCGCTAGGCTTTCAATAAGACCTGAGACTCCATCCCACATTCCATTCACATAGAGGACATTGTCTGATCGGAAGCTCTTGATCAAGTAGTACAACACTCCAATGTAACCCAACACTCCTCCGCCCAAATAGGCGGGATTGTTGCTGGTCGCGTACCATCTCAGGTTGAAATCGCCAAATATCTCAACCACGGAGAGGAGCACGATATCTTGGAACCCCATTTATTCTGGCACAAGAAGTAATGGCGGACTTCGTGTCTATCTTATACTTGGCGTCCATCGCGACACCGGCCGCGGCGCTGTTCATCGCGGGCGACGACTTAAGCCACCTAGCCAAATCATCCGACACGCTCTCGGCTTCTGCGATGAAGCGCGGCAAAGCGCTGGCTGCTCTTCTTGCTGACAACAAGGTCACTGACGGGATTGAGGGCGTGGACAACCCACCCTCTCTGGACCCGAAGACTGCTGGCATGCGTGGTGGTGGACTAAAGGACCTACTAAAGGCGGCGGCCAAGAAGGAGGAGACCGCTCCTGCGCCAGAAATCCCAAGCGGAGTGATTTCAGCCGATGACACTGAAGATGCGGCCAAGAAGGAAGCGGAAGACAAAGCCACAGCCGAGAAGAAGGGAGCCGAAGAGGCAGCCGCAAAGCTTGACGCAGTTGCCCCGGTTACGCCTGCGACAGCACCTGTTTCTAATCCCACAACACCTGCGCCCGCACCGGCTCCTCCCACTGTAGCCCCAATCAAGGCGCCTATGCAACCCGAGACACCCACTACAAACCCAGGCAGTGTGTCGCAACCCACCACTCCTGCCGCTTCCGTGACTACAACTACAGTGTCGGCTCCTGCTCCTGTCATACCTGTTCCGACCAAGCCCCGCATCTCCGACTCAAGCATCTTTCTGGACTACCCTGTGGGCAGCACAAAGTACACTCCCTTGCTATGGGCCCTCTACTCGGACGACGCAGATGCTGAACAACTTGCGATCCGCTTGATCCAGAAGGGCGCGAACGTCAATCCCAAGGTCGACAAGAAGGAGGGTTCTGTTATCCATGTCGCACTCAAGAAGGAAAAGTACACCGCAGCCGCCCTCTTGATCCAGAATGTCCCGAAGGATGGACTCCTCAACATCCGCGATGAAGGTGGGTTCACTCCGCTGATGCTTGCGGCAGTGAGTCCCGAGGCTGAAGACAGCGTGTCTGCCCTTCTCAAGCACAAGGTCAATGTCAACATCCGTAGCCTGGACAAGAAGTCGGTTCTGACGATTGCGTGTGAGAACCAGAATCCTGCGCTCGCAGTTCGCCTGATCCGGGCGTTCAAGGCAAACGTGATTCCCTCCGCCGTTGCGGCCGCCCTCCTCAATCAGCTGGCAGAGGTTGTTGAAGTGATGACGACAACAATTGGTCCTGAGGCGATGAAGGGGATGGTCAGCGATGAGATGCTGAAGGCTATGGTGGAGAAGGAACAGGCCCCGAATGCAGATACAGAGGGTCAACTCACGACCATCCTCAACACCCTATTACAGAGGCATGGGGTAGATGTCCAGAAGGTAGCCGACGCAACCCAGAGCAAGACCCCCGATACCGTGAAGGCAGTGAACGACAAGGCCATGGAGATCCTAACCGCAGCCACCGAAGCCAGGCAGAAGGCGGAAGCAGACGCAAAGGCCGCTGAGGAGGAACACGCACGTGTGGAGAAGGAAGCCTCAAATGCTGCGAAGGAAGCTGAGGTCGCAAAGGCGGCTGAGGAGGGAAGGAAGATCAAGGAGAAGTTGGACCAAGAGGCTGCGCAGAAGGACCTGTTGGAACGGCGTTCTCGGTTGAACGCGTCTCTTGCCGATGAGTGGTCCATCGCAGACGTTCCCGAGGATCAGGCGGCTAAGAGTCAAGCAAAAGCAGCCGCAGAAGCAGCTGCAGTGGACGCGGCCGATAAGCGGAAGGTGGAAGATGAGATTGAGGCAGCCGAGGTTGCGCGCCGTAGTGAAGAGGAAGCCAAGCGATTGGAGGCAGAGGGTAAGCTGGCAGAAGCGCAGGCTGAGCGCGATAAGGCTGCTGCGGAAGCCGAGAAGAGCAAGCGTGACGCAGAAGTCCTTCAAATCCTTGCGAACAATGCAAACGAGGTGAACGCAGAATCCCGTGTTCTCAAGCTTATCAAGGATGGCTCGCGCGTTCGTCTCGTTGACCCCGAAACCCAGACAACTGCGTTGATGTTTGCGGCTCGCGGCCTGATGACAAGGGTAGTTAAGGAAATCCTTAATCGCCTAGCCAGCCCGGGGTTCCAGCGCGAGGAGGCAAACAAGGTGAACGCAAAGGGGCAGCGTGCCCTTGACTTGGTTGTGTCACTCCCTGCTGGAGTCCAGACTCGTGCGCAGTATGAGTCAATGGTTCTCAAGGAAGGTATTGATACTGAACTTCAGGCTCGCAAGGAAGCGCAGTCTGCTCTTGCGACCGAGGAAAAGAAGCGTGCAAAGTTTGAAGCGATGGACCGGGCTGTTGCGAATGCGGTTGAAACCAACAAAGAGGAGGCGCAACTACAGGAGTTGGAGCGTACCCAGGCGATTGCAGAGCCCAGCAACGCGAAACGACGTGCGCAGTTTGTGAACCCGATGTTTACTCGTCGTGCCCGTGGACAGGGACGCAAGACCAGGAAGCGCGGCGGTCAGTCTGACCGGGCAGCAATCATGAAGATGCTTCAAGCGATTACAGATAAGACGCCAGTATTGCCAGTCGGTCCCGGTCTTCAGCTACCTGTTTCCGAGAAACCTGTTCCTGAGAAACCTGTGGATCAAGCAGCTTTACAGGCAGAGGCCAACAAAATACACCTCCAGGAAGTGGCGTACCAAGTGAATGAACAGCAGAGGGTAGCGAAAGAGAACGAAGAGCGCAACCGGGCGCCATTTACGTTCTTACCTCCGCCTGCGCCCATGGCAGCTGTCCCACCACCGCCCATGGCAGCTGTCCCACCACCGCCCATGGCAGCTGTCCCACCAC